GGGGAATTCATTTTAATGATGCAGGTAATAATGGGGTATTTTTTTGTTTTAAATGCGGTCATAAGACTAATCTGAAGAATTTCCTTGAAAAAATAAATAGATTGGATTTAGCGAAGATAAACTATGAAAATAGTGTAAAAATCTCGAAGTTGACTCCTCTTATAAAAGAAAAAGATGAAGGGAATGAAAATCCTATAGAATTAACTGAATGTAAACTTCCTCGAAAGTTAGAATATCTTAAAGAAGATGAATACTTGAACAATCGAGGATTCAACAAAAGATACTATAAAGAATTCAAGCCAGCAATCACAAACTTCTTTCTTGATAAGAAATTACGCGACAAAATCATATTTCAATTTACAATGAACGGAAAGACGACAGCTTGGTTGGCACGTTCAAAGAAAAGTAAAGAATGGCACGAAAAGAACCTTAAAGCATTCAAAGAAGGTAAAGAAAAACTCGTTCTCCGATATGAAAACTCTACAGATGGATTTTCAAGAGTGTTAGGAGGATACGATAATATTACAGACACAACTGATACCATTATAATAGTTGAAGGTCTATTTGATTATATATCTGTAGATGATAAACTTCATCTTTATGAATCAGATGAGATAAAATGTATTTTTACATTTGGTAATAATATGGGTACAGAGCAGATAAAGTTATTGAGATTGAAAGGAAGTGTCAGAAACATTATCTTACTCTATGACCCTGATAAACCTGAGATGATAAAATCCACAGCTTTGACTTTACAGAAGTATTTCAATGTCGGAATTGCTTGTCTAAAAGACAAAAAGAAAGACCCAGGCGATGCATCTCAGGAAGAATTGCTCGAAGCATTAGATGAGATTATGGAGCCTATAAATTTTTATACAAATAATTTAGTCTAATTGTTGGACCGCGTGGTCCAAAGGTGTATCTTTACAGTGTAAAACAAAAGGAGATATAAATCATGAAATCACTTGAAGAACTTAAGAACAACATTTACGAGAAGATAAACGAAATCAGAAATTTCGATACTGACGACTCTAAAGTCTTTAATGAGGATGAGACATACAACTATGAGGAACTGGACGCTTATCTTGAAAGAAACAAGAAAAAGAACTATATGAAAGCCGCTTGCATGAGAATGATTAGGAATTATCTTGACAGATTGTATGACGGCTGGAAATTCTACGAGAAAGACTATTTGGTTTATGTGAATGACTTTAAAAGATTTGGATAATTAAAAATTTTAAGATATGAAAACTTATACAGTATATTTCAGTGAACCCGTAACGATGAAGTACAAGGGTGACAGATTCAACAAGGAATTGAAAAAGTGGGAATATGATGTAGACTGCGAGAAAACAAGTGTAATGTTCACCTTCCATTCCTTGGCACCTGCAAAGAAGCTGATTAAGGAAAATATGGATAAGTACATAGATTCCAGCATAATGAAGACGTGGGCAAACGGTGACTGGGAGAACCTGGGTCCGATAAAGCTTACCGGGAACAACAAGACTTTTGTAGCCAATACCCGACAAAGGGTCGCAAATTATTAAGTACACGGAAAGAAGGGGTGAAAATTGAAGTAGCCCCTATTTTCTTGACAATCAGTATAGATATTTTACAAAACTTAAAAATAAAAAGATTATGGATAGAGAAGAATTCCAGAAAAAGTACGATAACAGTATTCTGGTGTGCTGTACAGAAAACAGTATCAAGAAAGTATTCAATATTTGCGATTTAATGGACTTAACAGTCTCTAAATCAAAACAGATTACTGCTATATTGATAGGAGAACAAACAGAAAAAAGTCCATTGTTCCACGTGGAACAATTCCTCAGTGATTTCTACAAGGGGATAGAAGAAGGAGAAAGGAAAGAGATAAAGATGTTTGAACAGAGAATGAACAATGCTATATACAAGCTAAATCAGAAGTATGGAGACACGTATATAATCAAGGGAACCAATATGGACACGGTGATAAAGTGTATGACAGAAATCGGCATGAATGCAAACCTTGAGACAACAGACGATGTGATACGCATAATAGGAGAAGAGAACGTCTTACCATACACAAGGTATTCGGTAAGACAGCTCATTGCTGATGTAATGGCAAACATGATTGAGGTATTAGACTCCTTCATAAACAGGAAGGTAATGATAGATGTTGATAATACATATCAGAAACAGGAAATATTGAATGAGATATGCTTCTATATAAGAAACGTAACAGCAATGCAAATATATCAGGGTAAAGATAAAGATACCCTTACTATAAGTCTTTGTCTGGGAGTAGAGAGGATAAGATTGAATGATGATGAACTGGATGTATTCAGAAAAGCATTTCGTATATTACACGAATGTAACGAATGGATTAAAGAGGATGATGAAAGAAATAAGAAAGAAAGACCTACCTTCAATAAGGGAAGTCGGATAATGTACACTATAGAAGATGAAAATGGAAATACTCATACAGTAACAAGACTATCAAAGAGATACTACGAATTAAAGGAATGTAAAACTTTGTTTGTAACAGATGATGAAGGAGTGGTGACTGGGATATATAAGGAGAAATAATAGGGTTACAATTAAGTAACCCTTTCTTTCCATATTGAAAGATAGTTTGTAGTTTTGCAAGCAAAAATTCGATATGGAAAAATCACGCAGTTTAACTAATGAAGAGTTTATAAAAATACTACAGTTAGAGTATTTAAGTTGTAAGTTAAGGTCAATTATTTACGATAGACCTGAATTCAAAAAGATGAATGAAGATATAGCAGAGAAAAAGAAATTCAAAATTTTAGACCTTTCAAAGAAATTCTTACTACCGAACATTTTTGAATTAGATGAAGTATTTGAATTTTTCTGGAAAAAAGAATTTATTCAAGAATATGGACTTCCAAATTTTCAGTATAATCCTAAATCAAAAGAATCAATATCTTATTGGGATAAATTTTATCTATTAAAACCAGGAGAAACGGTAATCTGGGAAGGAATTGAATATACCATCAAAGCTAATCATCCTAATGAAAATTCAGTGAGAATCTTGAAAAATGGAATCTCTTCTTTTGTGCCATATATTTACTTCAAAATCAAATTGCTATATACCCTTCCACTCGAAAAACTGAAGTGAATATAGTATCTTTAAACATTAATTCTAAAAGGAAGATTTTATGATTATTACAAAAGAATTCGAAGGAGAGATGGCGCATATTGTGCGTAATTGTTCAACAAATTATTGTAAAAAAAGTCTGCACGGACATTCCTTTAAAGTATTGGTAAGTCTGAAGGCAAGTGCTTTAGATAATGCTGGAATGATTTATGATTTTGGACTAATGAAGGGTTCGATAAAACAATTCATTAATTCGTTTGACCATTGTACAGTTTTTTGGGACAAAGATAATCAAGAATATATTGACTTTATTAAAAAGCATAGTGAAAGATGGATTTCTCTACCATTCAATCCATCAGCAGAAATGTTGTCGTTATTCTTTTTGTCAGGAATTCAAAGTATTCTCGATTGTACGAAAATGAATAATAATGAATCGAAGATATTTCTTGATAAGGTGCAATATTACGAAACGAGGACAGGAAGTGCTACTGCAGAGAAAGAAGATATTGTAACGATGTTAAGTGTATTTGAAATGCCATTTGAATGTTCACAATCAGTAACAAATGATTGGAGTATAGAATTATTCAATTGGTATCTCGATGGAAGACACCAGAAGAAAAATCCAGAAACAAAATGGTTTGAAAATCCTAAAGTAGAACAACAAGTTAAATAATGATGAGAAATATTGATTACGAAAAGAAAAGACCAATTATCGAGGTCTTTAATTCTATCGAAGGAGAAGGAAATACAGCAGGTGAAGCAACAATTTTTGTCCGTTTGTCTGGCTGCAATCTTCGTTGTTGTTTTGATAACAGTATATGTGATACCGCTTATTCCAGCTTTGCTCCTGAGAAAGGCAAGTACAACTATCAATCAGTTGTCGATATCATTGAGAAATATCCGATGACAACTGCACTTTCTATAAGTGGTGGAGAACCATTCTTACATCCAGATGTTGTTGCTGATTTGATTGAGATAGCTAACGATTACTGTATGGATGTTCTTATAGAGACGAACGGAACGCTTCTTGTAGATGAATCTATATTGAAAGAAATAGATTTGATTAATATCTCGCCGAAATTATCATCTTCAGAACCTACTGATGAGAAGCTTAAGAAACTCGGAATGAAATGGAGTCCAGCTTTGAAGAAACATGCTGTAGAAAGATTCAATATTGAAGCATTGTGGAAGATGATTGAACATGCTAAAGATTTCAGTCTGAAGTATGTAGTCAGTAGAAAAGAAGATTTCAAAGAAATTGAAAAACAAATCCACGATTTGATGTTATATGATATTCAAAAGAAGTCTCGTAAAAGATACTCTCAAGAATTCAATGGAACTGAGATATGGTTTGACACAAGATTTATCAATCCTTGGAATATAACACTCATGCCCGCGGGAAGCCGAAATGACGAATTAGACCAGAACAGACAGATGGTCGCTGAATATTGTGCAGAGCATGGATATCGTTATTCAGATAGATTACAGATTATAATTTGGGGAACAAAAAGAGGAGTTTAAACATATGGAAAAGAAGATTAAAGCTGGACAGAATATAATCCTATCCGAAGAAGAAAAGAAAGAAATGTTAATTAACGCTGAAGAAGCATACGGTAAGTTTCTTGAAGCATTAGGATATGATTGGAAGAATGACCCTAATATGGTCAAGACTCCTTGGCGAGTAGCTAAAATGATGGTTAATGAAATCACTTCAGGAGCTTACGAGCAACAACCTCGTATTGCTACTTTTGAAGGTACAGGTTATACAGGAATGGTGACAGAGATGGGTATTAGAGTAAACTCACTTTGTAGTCATCATTTTTTACCATTTACCGGAATTTGCCACATTTCGTATATACCACAAGAAGGTGCAAATGTCATTGGACTCTCTAAATTGAATAGAGTTGTACATTGGTTTGCAAAGAGACCTCAACTTCAAGAACAACTGACTAAACAGATACATGATTGGTTAGCATCTATTTTTAAGGATAGTGTGAGAGGCATTGCTGTCTATATAGAAGCTGAACATATGTGTGTAAGTATGAGAGGTGCAGAAGATAATTCTTCTATGGTGACAAATTACTGTTCAGGATTGTTCTTAGATAACTCTAAGAATAGTAGAGATGAGTTTTTGAGACAAATTCAGATATGGAAAACTAATCATAAATAATTTTTGAAACATGAATTACAAAGAGTATGAAAACAAGGCTATTACAATTAAAGCCTATCATGAGAAAGTAGCAATTCCTTATGTAGTATTAGGATTATGTGGTGAGTTGGGTGAAACTTATGAAAAGCTCGACCAAGTCGATAGTGTAGAAGATGAAAAGAAATTACTTGGAGAAATCTCTAAAGAAATCGGAGACCAATTATGGTACTTGGCAAGTATTCGGGTTGAATTAGACCTTCCTCTCGAAGAAGGTTGGAATTGGACAGAGAAAGAACCAGAACTTTCTGCTGCTTCTATTGGAGTTAAACTCCCTTCAGAAATAGGAAAGATTGCTGAGCAGGTGAAGAAGTGGTTGCGTGACGATTGGAAAGATGGTGAAGTGAATACTTTCCCTGAAAAGAGAAAAACTGCTGTTTTGAGCGCTTGGAAGAATATTTGGAAGTATCTCAATGGATTAGCTGATAGTCTCGGATTGGATATTGAAGAGATTGCTATTCAGAATAACGAGAAACTTGCATCAAGAAAACAAAGGAATGTCATTAATGGTGAAGGAGACAATCGATGATTAATCACAGAAGAATCAGTTTTTGTGGTGCCCAAGGCACTGGTAAGACGACACTGTTTGAAGCCGTTAAGAATGACGAGATGTTCAAAGGGTGGAACTTCTATTCAGAAGTTGTACGTCAGATGTTAGAAAGAGAAGAAGTTGTAATCAATGAAAATGGTAATTCTGAATCACAGAAGAAGATTTTTGATGCTTATAACGAAATTCTCGATAAGATGTTTGATAATCCTTCAGTAAGTGATAGATGTATTGTTGATGTTGCAGCTTACACTTCAAGATTGTTTGATACATGTAATCCTAAAGATGAAGATTACAATAAACTCAGTAACGAAGATTTTCGTGAAAGAAAAGAAGTTGTCCGTCGTAAGTATGAACTTTCATTGATTGTTTATTTCCCTATTGAATTTCCTCTTGTTGAAGATGGAGTAAGGTCAGTAGATGAACAGTTCCAGAAGGATGTCGACATGAAGATACAACAATTTTTGAAGAATTATGACATTCCTTATATTACAATTACTGGAAGTGTTGAAGAGAGACTCGAACAATTGAAAAAGGTAATCTTTTCTGAGAAATAAATTCGACCAAGTGTTGCTACATCTTTCAAAGGTCGTATCTTCACAGTGTCAAAAGAACATTAATACAAAACATTTAAAATTAATCTATTATGGGAACAGTTAAAGAATCGCTACTGGTACTTCGTAAAAAAGCAAATGAGCTTGGTATTCCTAATTACGCAAAGTATTCAAAAGAAGAACTTGCAAAGTTGATTGAACAGAAAGAAGCTGGAATTTCAACTTATACAGACCCTGAAATGATTGCTTCTGATGAAGATGTTGCTGCTGAAGAGCAGATGGTTGCTGAGCATGCAGCAACAGTTGAAGAAGATGCTGAAGAACCTCGTCCTGAAGATGAGAAGAAGCGTAAAGAAGCTAAAAAGGAAGAAAAGAAAAATGCTAAAAAAGCTCCGAAAGCCAAGAAAGAACCTAAAGAAAAAGCTCCGAAAGCCAAGAAAGAACCTAAAGAAAAAGCTCCGAAAGCACCAAGAGAACCGAAAGTTAAATTGAATGTAAAACCGAAAGGTGAAAAACCTGAAAAGATGAGTGATATTTCTTCAAAGATTTATGATGAACTTTTGAAGAATGATGGTCGTTCTTTCTATCAGATTTCAAAGGAACTCTCAACATATTACACTGTAGTAAAACATGTATGTGAAAAGTTCTTTGATGTTGTTGAATAAGTAAACCCTTCTTTCTGAATATTTTTATGAAAAGGTTGAGGTACGAGAAATCTATCTCAGCCTTTTCTTTTTAACAGAATATTGTTATGAATGAACTATATGCAGATTTATTACAATATCTCGACGATAATTTTATTTCGTATGAAGAATTAGGTGATTTCGTCTTAAAAATCAATGATAGGACCTACGAGTTGTTTGAACCTATCAAATGGGATAATGACGAAAAAGGCATTCTTTTTGATGAAGAGTTTCATTGGGCATGTGATTTGACAGATTATGACTATTATATCTTCAGATTCGGTAGTATCTGGTATTCATTGGAAAAAGGAAAAGAAAAGAATGTCAAACTTGAAAGAGTGAAATGGATTGGGAAAGCTCGATTAGACGATGAACTTTTCAGAATTTCAACTTATATAGGTATACATGGACCATTTGAATTAATGAATGGTGTAGGATTATACGACGAATGGTGTAAGAAAGCGAAATTCCTTGGTATCACAAGTCTTGGTTTGTGTGAAAAAGGTACACTTGCTGCAGCCATGAAATTCCAGAATGCATGTCAGAAAGCTGGTCTTCGTGCAATACAAGGATTAGAAATTAAAATTCTAAATGAACAGAAGGACCTTAAATATACTGTAAAGGCATTTGTAAAGAATAGTGTTGGTTGGTCCAATTTATTGAAGTTGAATGAAATTATGAATACTGAAGATTCATCATTCGTCTCTGAAGAAGAATTAGAGGAATATTGTGATGGATTGGTTTTCATTTGGGACCCAAAAACAATTGCTTATAAAGATATTCCAAAGAATCTCCAAGAATTAACTTCCTATTACCAGTTAGATACAGTTATATATGAGAAAAACAATCGTGATAGAGAATATCTCGATAATTTGAAGAAATTCTTTAAAAGCGATTTAAAACCAGTTGCAATGTGTGATGCTTATTATATTGAGAAGGAATGGAGTCCTATCAAAGATAAGTTGAACAAACTCGGTAAAGTACCGACGCACGAAAGTCACAATCAATACTTCAAGAATTATCAAGAGTATTTTGAAGAATTGAGTTATCTGTTTTCTGATGACGAGAAATTCTATGAAACATTTGAAAATGCAATAAGTAATCTTGAGGAAATTTCATTTGAATGTAACTTCGTCATTGAGACTCAAGTAAGACACATGCCTGTCTATCGTATGACAGATGAAGAAGCTCAACAATACGATAGTAATGTAGAAATGTTCGAAGACCTTATCTTCAAAGGTCTGGAGGAGCATCCTGAGATATTTGAGAAGTATAGTAACGATGTCATAGGTGAGAGACTTGAAAGAGAGATGAAAGTAATCGAAGATGGAGATGTTGTTGATTATTTCTTGACCCTACGCGATATTACCTCTTGGTGTAGAAAGAATGATATCTTAACTGGAGCGGGAAGGGGGAGCGGTTGTGGGAGTCTTGTTTCTTATTTATTAGGGCTTAATTTTGTCAATCCTCTTGATTATGATTTGTTGTTCGAAAGATTCTTGACAACGGGTCGTCTGATACGTCATGATAAAGTTGAGGAGGTCATCATAAATGAAAATGATGGCAAACCTATAACAATCAAGAGTTCAGATTTTGTGCGGATATTTAGAGGTGATGAGAAAATGATAATTAAAGCTGGTGAATTGCAAGAAGGAGATAAATTAGTTGATTACGAGAGCTGATTTTTTGGTGTAATTGTTGGACCGCGTGGTCCAAAGGTGTATCTTTACAGCATCAAAAGAGATAGAGTATTAACAATTAAAAATCGTAATTATGAAATTCAGCGAATTACCCATCGAAGTTCAAGAAAAGTTAAACGCAGAGCGTCTTGATTTGCGTAACCATCAAATAAATAATAAATACGAGGTTTTGTTATATAATCCATCAGGAACTCGTTATTTTCATGCAAGACGTCGTCAAAATTCGTGGCAAGACAATAAAGGTAATTATTTGCCGTTTGGAGGCGGTTCTGAATGGGAAGTGAAATATGGATTTACAGGTTTCATTCGTGAAAAGCAAATAATAGGTTACGATTATCGAATTGCTAAAGGAAAGACTTATTCGAAGTCTGCAAACGGAACAATTATTCCTTCTACTGTAAAGACTAAGAAAGAGGTAATTCTTCTTGCACATAAAATTGGTAATTTGATTTTTTGAATAATATGATAACGGTTAAAAATTTAAGAAAAGATATCCGGGAGATTACTACTTTAGGTAGTCTTCCAGATATTGATACTGACTTTTGCGGTCGAGAACGGCCTCGTGTTAAAGAGTATATGGAACAAAGATTCGGAGCATCTCAAGTTGTATCTCTTGGAACATATACTACAATGCAGCTCAAAGCAGCAATTACAGATTTAGCAAGATGTGAAGGTGTACCTATCCAGATAGTGAGAAGAATCACAGCTAAACTTCGGGACGAAGAAGGTATGAAAAGTGTTGAGGATTTTTTCGTATCAATATGTAAAGATACTGAATTGAGAGAATTCGTGAAATCTCATACCGAACTTATAAACGACATGATGATTTGTCTCAATACACCTAAAGCTGCTTCGATACATGCATGTGGTACTGTGATATTTCCTGATGAAAAGATATCAGCTCAATGGGTACCAATCAAAGAACAGAAAGGACTCAGTGTAACCGAATGGGAAGGTAGTGAAATAGAGGAAACCGGTTTTCTTAAAGAAGATATCCTTGGAATTGCTCAACTTGATAAGTTAGCTGATATGCTAAAGCTGATAGAGCAGAATCATGGAATCAAGTTAGACCTCTATAAAGATATTCCGTTGGACGACCCTATGGTTTTTGAATATATCAAGAAGGGATTTTTGAATGACGTTTTTCATTTCGGTGCAAAAGGATTATCGTCTTATTGTGTACAGATGCAACCTGAGAGTCTTGATGAGATGGGTATCTGTGCAGCACTTTATCGTCCAGGACCGATTGAGAATAATATTCATAACGAGTTTGTTTTAGCTAAGAGAGGTGAAATTGAGCATGAAGCTCCTATAGGTGGTGAAAAGGTTTTATCTAAGTCAAAAAATTTTCTTGTGTACCAAGAAGATATTATGAGACTTTGTCAGGAACTTGCTGATTTTGACTTAGAAACCACTGATAGTGTACGAAAATGTATTGGTAAAAAATTATTACAAAAAATCAAAACATTCGGTGATAAGTTCGTTGAAGGATACGTAAAGAAGTTTGGTGATAAAGGTGTAACTGAAGAATATGCAAGAGACCTCTGGAAACAGATGGAAGAGTTTGGTAAATATTCGTTCAACAAATCCCATGCGATTGCTTATTCAAGAAACGGTTACAATTGTATATGGCTTAAAGTCCATTATCCTATTGAGTTTTGGTCTGTGACATTTAGTTATGCTGAATTGAAAGATTATCCATATTATATCAATGAAATTCAAGAGTCAGGAGAAATCGAAATCCGACCAGTAGATATAAATAAGTCTGGTATCAATATTGTTTCAGATATCAAGACAAACAGTATGTATTGGGCATTGAATTCAGTGAAACAATGTGGTGAGAAAGCTCAACAATTCATTGCAGAAGAAAGAGAGAAAAACGGCGAATTCTTCTCGTTGGATGAATTTATTGATAGATGTATAATAAAGAATTCACCAGTCAATAAATCTGTGATTGAAAATCTCATTTATAGTGGTGCATTTGATAAACTCGAAAGGATAGAACATCCTGCAGAGAGGTTGAGACTGATTGAATCCTATAGGGAAAACAAGAGGGTTAAAGTACTTGAAGATAAGGACTTATTGACAAGTATAATCAAAGTACGTAAAGAGAAAGAAGATTGGTGGTGGACATTACAACAGAAAAAGTTGTCAGGTTTTGCTACATTCGATTATGAAGAACTTATTAATAGATATCATGAACAATTCTATGAAGCTGTCTATTATGATGTGAGACAAGTCAAGTATCTCGAAGGTGACAATCACGATATCTGTGCAATTATTGGCGGTTATGTTCTTGATATTGTTGAGAGGAAATCGAAGAAAGGCAAGTTCTGCATTCTTACATTAGAAAGTAACTATGAATTCATCAATGTGATTGTCTTTTCAGAATTATATTCTGAATATGAAGAATTCCTACAATCCAGTAAAGGGAACCTTCTTCTTGTTGATGGTTACATTCAATGGGATAAATGGAAAGAAGAATACTGTCTTATGACTAATTTAAATACTTCATTTACTGTTTTATCATAGGTTCATTCTTTCATCTAATGAAGTACACATTAAGGATGTGATAAGTTGGATAAAACGAGAATAAACAGTAATTTTACCAATGTTAAAGAATTGAAGATATGAAAATAATACTTGAACAAGGAGATAAGACGATAGTTTTGATTGAGACAGAAGGTGATGAAGAGATTTTTTTGGATGATATAACTAAGATTGATTATTCTAATTTATACGGTGAAGCAACAACGATTTCAGCACTATTGAACAAAGTAGGAATGTGGAAAGCGAATTGTGAGAAAGAGGCTAAAGAAGCTAAGTTGAACTGTGATGTATATGTTTCAGAATTAAAAAGAAAATACAGAAGAGAAGCTGCAACGAATGAAGGTAGAGTAAGAGTTGATGGTGAATCATTTAAATTGACAGAAAAAGGTCTTGATGAGATTATTCAGTTAGATACTGAATATCAGGATTTACAACTTGAATTGATTGAGCTTGAATGTAAGAGAGATAAACTTGATACATTATTCTGGGCAATCAGTTCTAAAGATAAAAAGCTGAATAATATCTTGCCGAAAGTCACCCCTAATGAATTTGTTCAAGAATTGGTAGAAGGTAAAGTAAATACATATATGATAAGAAAACCAAGTTTGTAAATTATGAAAATTAAATTGACTGAAAAGTTCTATATTGAACAATGTCTACATACTCCATTTTGTTGGGATTTGATAAAAATTACTTACGGTAAGCGTGCAGGTAAAGAAAATGTTGAGGTGAATACTCCAGTTGCATACGGACTCACTCTTGAATTATTAGCTAAGAAAATAGTTGATTATGAGATATTTGAAAGTGAAAAAGAATGGATGGAATTTGAAGAGTATATTAAGCAATATAAAGAGATTGGTAATGAGATAGTTAACAAATTAAATAAACATATTAAATAATTAAGTATCATGATTGATAGAAGTAAATACAAAAAACAGGTAAGTGTCGAAGATATCGATAGTAATTTGAAGAAAGCTCAAGACACAATGAAAAACCCTATGTTTAGTGGTCAAGGTGGAAGAGCAAGTTTCTTTTCTGTAGCAAAAGAAGGACGTTATGTCCTGAGAATCTTACCTTCTAAGACAGGTAGACCTTATATTCCGCGTAAGACAGTCAAACTTCCTGTTGAGTGTCCTGTTTACAACAGTAATGGTGAAGACACTGGTAAAAAAGAAGTTAAGATGAAAGATATTTTCACTTCTGATGTCCATAGTGAAAGAATGGGTGGCAAAGATGCTGTTCTTACATATATTGATTATGTGTATGAATTGGCAAGTGAAATCCAGGATGCAGATGAAAGAAAGAAGTTCTTGGCACCAATCAATGGTTATCGTAATAAACAAAAACAATGGGTATGGGGTATCGCTGCTCAATTGAATTATGTTTGTTATGTATATGCTGAAAATGAAATCCATAGATTCGATATACGTCCACAGTGGTGGAAAGAATTGAAGAAGATTTCAATTGAAAGATGCGATGATGATGTTCTCAGTATCGATATTTTCTCAGATTACGAGAAAGGTTATCCTTTAATTGTAAACACGAGTCTTAACGATAAGAATAAACTCGAATTTGCACTTTCTTGTGATTTGCCTAAAGTTGGTGAAAATTGGGATGAATTCTTCGAAAAGAATATTGTGTCAGATGAAGTACTTGAAAGTCTTGAAGAACTTCCTAAACTTGAGGATATGTATGTAGATGTATTCTCACGTAAGGATTGGAATCTTCAGATTGAAGGTCTTGAAAGAATCGATGAGCAATACAAGTTCGGAATTTTCCAGAATGACCAATTCTTGGATGAACTTGAAGAAATTGAAAAACTTGTGCCTGAAGATGATGAAGTGAAAGAAGCTGCTCAAATCCCTACAAAGAAAGAGCAACCGGTAAAATCTAAACCAGAACCAGCAAGGACTAAGAAAAAAGAAGAATCAACTTCAACATATCCTCCTTTGATTAAGATGAAACTTGAATTAAAGGAATATATCGAAAGAGAGTATGAAGATACAGAAGAATTGCCATCTGACCTTTCAGTTACAGAGCTTCGTAAATGGTATGATTTAATGAAAGAAGGTAAAATGTTGCCTTTTGATGATTATAGAGAAGAACCATCTGACAATGGTTATCTTTCTGATGACGAACCTCAAGAAGACGATGAGCCTGCACCTATCGACGAATCTAAGACTACGAAAATTTCTTCAAAGTCAAGTGTCTCTTCGAAACTTCAAGCCTTACGTAACAGAACAAAAAGAAAATGATAAAATAAAGGGAGGGAGAAATCTCTCCCATAATTCGCTTTCGTATGAAGAATTATAAACTTATCAATATAGTTGTAACAATTGTAATATTAAGCTCATTGATTGTTTGTTACAAAAATTACAAGTATCAGAAGAAAGTTGAATCTCTTACAAAAGATATTGAGTTTTATACCGATTCTTTAAACACTTACATTAAATTATATCCTTCTACAGAATTTTCAAAGCTCAAGAAAGAAAATAAGGAACTCTACAACAAATTGAAAGAAAAAGAGTCACTTGTTGAAGCAATTGAATTTGAGTGGAAGTATAAATACGAAGGTCTTGAGCAACAAGTTGATAAGTTGCAAAGGAACGATTCGTTATATCGATTCAATATACAATCTGATACTGTTGGTTACGATTTGAAAGTCTGGGCTAATCATTTAGCAAAGTATAAACTTGATTTCAATATCTCAAACAAGTTCCTATTGTCACATCAACAAGTAGGAAACGATAATAGGTTTGAAATTACATCTAATCTTCCAGGAAAGATACAAGATGTAACGATTTGGACAAAACCTAAAAAGAAATCTCGTTTTGGTGCAGGTATTTCGATTGGTGCTGGATATGGAGTATTCAATAAGGATTTTGATGTGTTTGTGGGATTAAGTGGAACATATTTAATTTGGTAAGATTATGTTTGTACAGATAAACAATAAGAGGATAAAGATTACCTCTATCAGCAGATACAATGACGAGGGGTATTCACAGTCAACCAAGAAGTTCAGAATAACTTTGAAGATTTCCAATGTCTGGGAAAGCTTCTATTTTGACAAGGAAGTAGAGAAAGATAATGTTTTGAAAAATCTTGACAATACATTAAAGGTAACTGCATTATGACAGGAAAGATAATAATAAGCACTGATTGGCATTTGAAACCGTCGAATCTTGAAGAAATTTATAAACTTCAAGAGCAAGAAATTCGTGAAGCAAATAATCTCGGAATAACGAGTCACGTTTGGCTTGGAGATATTTTTGATTCAAGAATAAGTCAAAGAGAAGAAACTCTAAATACACTTACTCGTATAATTGATTTATATAATACAATGGGACACAAAATTTATTGTGTGCCCGGCAATCATGATAAGAGCAATTATGAAAGTGAGAATTCGTTTCTTGATGCATATAAGTATCATCCTAACTTTAAATTGATTACAACTTTAGATTTTTTCTTGATTAATGATATTCCTTGTTATTTTATTCCATTTTTTGTCAATGAAATATGGCTTGATGAATTTAGTTCATTGAATGGAGAAAAGAATCATTCTAATCACGTATTATTTACTCACATTGCATTTGATGGAAGTATGAATAATGATGGTAGTTCTGTAGAAAGTTCTATAAGACCATCGTTGTTTAAGGATTGGGGTTTAGTGTTAAGTGGTCATTATCATGATTATCAAGAATTATCAGATAACGTTGTTCATCTTGGTTCGTTAACTCAGAACAATTTTGGTGAAGATGAAAACAAGGGATTCTGGGTCCTTTATGATGATTTGACTTACGATTTGATTCCATCTGAAGGAAAGAAATTCAGAAAAATCACTATTGATTTAAATTCAACAACTCTCAAACAGGTAGATAAGATTGTCAAGATGTTTAAAGATGAGAATCCTGATAATCTTCTAAGGGTCGAATTCAAAGGAAATAAAGATGAACTTTCCTCTATTGATAAGAAAACCTATCAAGAATTAGGTATAGATGTAAAAACAAAACTTGATGAAGTTGAAATACTTGATATAGAAACATCTGAAGAAGTGAAAGCATTATCATCTAATGATATAGTTGAACGATTCAAGACTTTTTGTAATGAGAATGATTACAATTATAACGAAGGAATAGAAATTTTAGAAAAAGCATTATAATTATGGGAAGATTAGACGATTTATCTGGACGAATAACAAAACGATTCGGTAAAGAAGCAATAGTAGGTTCTAATGTAGAAGTAGAAACTGTTTCATCAGGTTCTTTTGCATTAGATTATGTATTAGGAGGAGGATGGGCGTTAGGTCGAATTCATGAGTGTTTCGGAAACGAGAGTAGTGGTAAGACAAGCTGTGCTTTACATCTTTGTGCTTCTGTGCAGAAAAATCTTGGAAAAGCAATTGGTTATGTAGATGTTGAACAATCATTGGATTTAGATTATGTGAAGAAAATAGGTGTAGATTTGAGTGAAGATAATTGGATTTTATCACAACCTAATTCAGCAGAAGAAGCAATGGAAATCATAAGGGAGATGTTAGAATGTCCTGAGATTGGATTAGTTGTTCTTGATTCAGTCGCAGGACTTGTACCTCAAGCAACTCTACAAGGTGAATCAGGTGAACAAAAGGTTGCTCTTGTTGCTCGTCTACTATCAACTCAATTAAGTATATTGAAGAATATTTGTAAGAAAAATAATAATATTTTATTCTGTATCAATCAATTACGAGATAAAGTTGGCGGAGGTTTTGGATTCGGAGGGGCAACTACGATGACTCCAGGAGGTAAAGCGCTTAAATTTTATGCTACACAAAGAGCAGAATTTGCAAGAATTGGTACAGATAAAAATGGTGATGTTGCAGTGGCGAACAAAACTAAGATTAAAATAACGAAGAATAAAATTGCTCCTCCATTCAGAAGTTGTGAAGTAATGTTGCGATTCGGTGTCGGATTTGACATTGTTCAAGAAGTAGTAGAGATAGCTGTTAAAAATGGAATTTGTCAGAAAAAGGGGTCTTGGTTTTATTACGGAGATGAATATCGTTTAGGTCAAGGTATGGATTCTGTTAGAGATGAATTGCTTCGAGATTCTGAATTGTTTAATGAAATTAGAGAACAAGTAAAACAATCGTTATGCAACCACGAAGATTAATATTAAGAAATTTTGGACCTTTTTCTTCATTAAAATACGATTTTGTCAATGAATCAATAGCTATCATAGGTGAGAATAGGACTCAGGATGACCAACTTTCGAATGGTAGTGGCAAATCAAGTATTTCTCAAGGTCTATTCTATGGTATATATGGAGTTAATTTAAGAGGTGTTCTCGATAAAAAACTTATCAGAGAAGGTGAAGATTCTGCATATATCTGTGTTCAAATTCATTGTCCTATTCGTAAGCAGATTCTTTCTATTGAAAGAGAAATCAGGACAAAAGGTTCGTCAACTCTCAAATTAGAGTTGATTGATGAAGATGAAACTAAACTTGTTCCAGTGACATGTGCAACTGTCAATGATGGTAACAAGTTTATTGCTAACTGGATTGAAATATCTGCAGAAGATGCTAAGTCTTATTATATTGTAAGTAAAGGAAACTATAAATCATTCTTCAATTCTTCAAATACAGAGAAATTAGCTCTTATAAGTCGTTTTATTAACTTTGCGAGTATTGATAAAACAAAGGATATCATTACTGAAAGATTAGATGAATTAAACGAGATTAAACGAGGTTATGAGAATGAAAAGTCTTCGTTTGAAGGAAAACTTTCAGCTTACGAGGAGCAACTTAATTTCATTCTTGAAGAGGATTTGGAAAAGAAAAGAAATGATGAAATCTCTGGATTGACTTATCTTATCAACGTCTACGATGACAATATTAAAGAGAAACAGAATTCTATATCGAATTTCGAAAAGTCTAAGATTGCAAAGGAGCGACAAAAAGAAGATATTGCTAAGTTGAGGAAATCTGTTGAAAAAGAATTGGAGGAACTTGAGGATAATTCATTTCAAGATACTTACAAAGAAATCGATGAAGACCTTTCTCTCTATAAAAAACAGAAAGAAGATGAAGAGAGTAAACTTAATAAATCTACTCAAAGAGTCAGGTCAATCAAAAAGACTATTGATTCGATAGAGATGAAACTTGCAGGTGTTATAACTTGTCCTAATTGTCATCATGAGTTTCTTCTAAAGAATGATGAAAGTGTAGATGATTTGAAAACTGAGAAGAAACTTTCTGAAAGTGCATTGAAAGAAGAAACTCAAAAGAAAGGTCTTATTGATAAATCAATTGAAGAACTCGATTCAATAATTGACGAATATCTCTCTCTAAAGAAAGAGACTCAAGCTGAAGAAAAAAAAATTATTGACCAGCAGATAAGTATTCGAAATAAACTTAAGACACTTTCGTCGCAATATTACGAAATTGATGAGAGTATTGTGAAAATTGAAAGTAATATCAATAAACTTAAGGAACAGATTGCAGACAATGAACAATTGAAAGTCCATAAGTTGAAATTGATAGACGAACTCAAGACAACCCCATTGAAGAAAAAGGATACATCACATCTGGAAGAAAATATCAAGAATCTTGAAAACGAAATTGAAAGTAAAGATAAAGAGATACTTCAGGTGAATGATAGGATATTTAAAGTTCAACAATGGACGACTCGATTCAAGGACTTCAAAATGTATCTTGCACTTGAACAATTGAAGAATATTCAATTCTCAGCGAACGATATATTGAAGAGGATGGGAAGTGATTTGAGAATAATGATAGAAGGATTCAAGAAAGGAGCGAATGGCAAAGTGAAAGATGAAATCACTCCTTATGTATTCAGAAATGAAATGGAATCATTCTTCTATTATTCAGGTGGTGAACAAGCTCGTTGTGAAATAGCTTTGATATTGGCATTACAAACGATGATAAATACTACCAAACAATATGGAGGTATGAACTTTTTATTTATCGATGAAGTATTAGAAAGTGCTGATTCGTTAGGTGTTGAAAATATCATTTCGTCAATTTCGTTTCTCAAACAACCTATTCTTGTTGTTACTCATGTACCTAAATTAAATGAAGAGATTCGTCAATTGAAAGTTATTAAAGAGAATGGTATAAGTAGATTGGAGGTGTAAAAATGAAATATTATATAGGAATCGACCCTGGAAAATTTGGTTTTGTATCAATAATAGACCAAGATGGGAAATTTGTTTCTGCATTTCCATTGTTGAAGAATAATAAAGTTGTAGACGTCAATGAAATAGTGAACAATCTTTTTGATTTGAGTATCTATGAAGATAATTGTCATATCATTCTTGAAGACGTTCATTCAATTTTTGGCAGCTCAGCAAAATCAAATTTTCATTTTGGTTGGATTGTAGGATTGATAGAAGGTGTAATTTCTTCGTTAGGGATATCGTACACGAAAATAGCACCAAAGACTTGGCAGAAACAGATGCATCAAGGTATTCCTAAGAACGATAATAAAAAGGTAATGAGTTTTATGGCTTGTCACAGAATCTTTCCTACAGTAGATTTACGAAGAACTGAGAAGTGTAAGAACGAAGATGATAATTTTGCAGATTCGTTACTAATGGCAGAATATGGTAGAAGAAATAATTATTAATTATGGCTATATATTGGAAATGTAAAAACAAAGATTGTAAGCAGTTTGGTAAAGAAGTGTTAGCTGCTTCATATAGAATGGGATATAATAAAGAGATGAAACTTGTACCTATCGAAGTGCCATCTTGTCCTGAGTGTGGTGAAGAATATGATTATCGTGAAGTCATTCCTGAGCAGGAAGGAGATATCAATATCAATTACTCATCATTCAATTCCAAGAGTAATGAAGAAAAGGCTTCAGTCTTGAAAAAGAGATATAAAGATGGTATCAAGAACACTATTGACGAGACTATCCGACAGAAGAGAAATCAAGTCACAAAATCATTTTTTAAAGAGATATAGTGTTGCAACATAGATAAAAAGTTGGTATCTTTAGGCAAATAAAATAGATATGGAAATAAATAACACTTTTTATGACAATTTGTGGGCAATTGTGTATAATACACAAAAGCAAATTTTAGTGGTTTCATTTCTTGGTGAAATAAGAGCGTATATTGTTGAGAGTTTTTCACCAAAAACTCGAGATGTTTATTTCAATGAAGTTCGTGGGGCACAAGAGATTACTGATTTTGCAGTTCATCTTACATTTCAAGCATCTACTGCGAATCCAGTAACTCTTGAAGATAGAATTCAAGGTCGACCAAAGAAAGATTTTAAATTCGGACACGACGATTATATGTGGATGATTAGTAACAAAGAAAACATATTTTAATTATGGCAAGCGAAAGATTAACAATCAGTGATAAAGATAGGATTGCAAGAAGCATAATCAAGCCTATCATAGAACAAGCAAGAAAAGAATCTGAAAAATTCGGGAAATTTGCGGATGAATATTTCAAGAAAATTCTGCCAAAAGATGTTATTGAATTTATGGATAAATACCCTAACACGGTAAATATCAGAGAAGAAATTTATTTATCAAGTCTTACAAATGAACGATTTCGTCATCTAAAGACATATGTTGAGGTTAATTATTTTGTGTATCAACTTATAACCAATGAAAAATTCAATGAATTGAAAAATTCAACAGAGACGAAAATTTTTGTTCAAAAAATGGTTGAACTGGAAAAGAAAGCGTCCAGTATCATGAATCGGACGAAATGTGCACTCGAAGATATCAATACAACAAAACAGCTTAAAGACAATTTCCCGGAAGCATACAATATTCTTATGGGATTCCCTAAAGAAAACGTTAAAGGGAACAAATGTGACGATATAGAGAAATTACGTGCAGAACTTTCAAAATTATAAGATTATGGTAAAATCGAATTTAGACCCTAAGATATTAGAAAAACAGATACGTGATTACAATACATTGTATCGTTTAGGTGAACCAAAAGTTACTGATACAGAATTTGATGAATTGGTAGAATTGCTACATAATATCAATCCTGATGCTGATTGGTTCAAGAAAGGTATTCAAGATGAAGTAAACGATAGGAAAGAGAGACTCCCTATTCCTATGTATAGTTTAGAGAAGGTTAAAACCTATGATGAGATTTTGAAATGGATTGACTCTTGTAATCTTGAATATTATGATAAACTCATTATAACACCTAAATACGATGGAATATCGTTATGTGTAAATGAGATTGTTGGAGATGCTTGGACAAGAGGTGATGGTGAATATGGTCAGAATTGTAAAGATAGGTTTGGAAAACTTATCAATTCCGAATGGAGGTCTTACGATAAAGTGACTTATTCTTTTGGTGAAGCAATCTTTCCTACAATCAATTTTTTGAAATTGAAAGAGACTCAATATAAGTCAGCAAGAAATGCTGTAGCTGGACTTATGAATTCACCTGCAGTTTCTGATAATGTAGGATTAATCGCTTATGTTAGATATGGCTGCAATAGAGAAGATTGGGATAAAGAAAAACAACTCGATTTTCTTAACGAGAACAATAAATGGATAAAGACTTTTTATGCAACTGTTTCAGTAGGTAGTCTTATGCAGAATGAAGATTCGTTTACAACTTTGATGAACAATCTTTTTGAGAATCTGACCAGTGGATTCAAATGCGATGGACTTGTAATTGATATTAATGATGCTTCAAAGAGAAATGAACTTGGTCGACTTGCAAATAATAATCCTAAATATGCAATTGCATATAAGAATCCTGATTGGTCAGAGAGAGAAGAAACGGTTGTAAAAAGTGTCGATTGGCAGATTTCTAAA